CTTGGTATCTGGGCAGAAACCCTGAACATGAGATTCTTAGTATCTCTCATAGTGATCAACTGGCAAGTGACTTTGGTCGATCAGTAAGAGACATAGTAAACACTGAGGAATATCAAAAGGTATTCAGAGGTGTCTCACTTAGAAGTGATGTCAGGGCTGCTGGTAAGTGGAAGACAAATCATAATGGTACATACTATGCTGCCGGTGTCAGATCACAGATTGCTGGACGTGGCGCTCATGTAGCAATCCTTGACGATGCTATGTCGGAAGAAGATGCGATCTCCAGTGCCGGAAGAAGGTTCATCAAAGAGTGGTATCCTGCGGGACTCAGAACACGTATCATGCCTGATGGTGCCATTGTAATAATAAATACAAGATATCACTATGATGATCTCTGCGGATGGCTGCTGAAGCAACAGGAGAATATGTCTGACTACGAAACTATACCGTGGGAGGTGGTAAGGATACCTGCATGGGTAGACGAAGAATCATCAAAATTACTTAACCTTCCTATAGGTGGCAGTTACTTCCCTGAGTGGAAATCTGACAGAATACTCAGGATGGATGAGAGTGAGATCAAGGCAAGTAATGGTAGCCGGTACTGGAACGCTCTGTATATGCAAGACCCCACACCTGAAGAGGGTGGTATAATAAAAAAACGCTGGATCAAGGAGTGGGAAGACGAAGAACCGCCCAGTTGTGATTTTGTTGTTCAGACATTTGATACGGCATTCTCCACATCCAATACTGCTGACTACAGTGTTATCCAGACATGGGGTATCTTCCACATGCATAATCAAAACGATGATGGTTATGAAGACTTTGCTTCGCACCTGATACTGCTAGGTAACATCAAGGGACGTTTTGAGTACCCTGAACTTAGAAGACTTGCTCAGAAACTTTACAACAACCATAAGCCAGACGTGTGTATGGTTGAAAAGAAAGCATCAGGTCAGTCTCTTATTCAGGATATGCGTAGGAGTGGTCTGCCTGTAATGGAATATCTACCTGACAGGGATAAGGTATCCAGAGTTTATGCAGCAACCCCTATCATGGAAGCGGGTAGGCTATGGATACCCAAGGGTAAGAAGTGGGCAGATGACCTCATAGAAGAACTTATACGGTTTCCCAATGCAGCTCATGATGATCAGGTAGATGCCCTGACAATGGCAGTACACTACATGAAAGACTCATGGCATCTTACACATCCTGACGATCCTGAATACGATGATGAACCCAGAGAGAAAGTAGCCACTTACTGGAATGTATGATTTGGGAAACTTAAAAAAGTATGCTATAATAATAGGATGACTGAATTAGAAAAAATAATATATATTTTAAATACAGCACCACTCTACAGAAAATATACAATATATAATATAGTAAATACAATTCTACCTGCTGTAAAATCTAATCAATATGTTATTGTATCTAATGAAAGAACTCCTCTATTTTTTGCAACATGGACGTTTCTATCTCAAAAGATTTCTGATGAATACGCATCGCAAACAAAAAGATTACAAGCAAAAGATTGGAATACTGGAGTCATACCTTGGATAGTAGACTGTATAGCTCCTTATGGTGGAGTGTTTTCAGAAATGAGAAGTAAAGAATCACATCTAATAAACGCACTTAAAGCTGCTGGTGTTAAGGGAAAAGTACAGTACTTTAGGCAGAAGGGGAATAAGAGGACATTACAGTATGCTACATTGTTATAAAAAATCTAGACATAATCTTTATGAACAATTAGACTATCTAGGTCTAAATCCTTATGAGCAGAGACATTTTTGTTTTGAGGGTGCTGGTAGTGGTGAGGGCGATGAGGGTGATGCATCGGGCGGCTTTGATGGGATGTCAGCCGCTGCCGCAGGAGCATCCGAATCTAGCAGCTACGGCGGACCCGGAGATTTTGGTAGTGGTCCGTCAGGCCCGGATACTGATCCGGGTTACGACGGAGGACAAGCAGGTGGACCGGGATCGGAAGACGTCGGCGCTTCAGACGTAGCAGAAGCAGGGCAATCTTCTCTAGCAACTCAAGCACAACTAGACGCACAAGTAGAAGCGTTGTCTGCAAGATCAGCAGCAGAAAAAGCTGAAGGCTTGCAAGATTTAATGGACATGGGTATATTTGGATATAATGATGCTGTTGATAGAGGATTTGTTGACCTTATAGATAGAGCTGAAGAAGATTTTGATCTTAGTGTTGCACGTAGCGTTGAAGATAAGTATGGTCTTTCACGAGGACAAGTAAGTCCTGCTGCTGTAGGAGGTTTTTCCTATACTGGTCCAAACTCAACAGCAGCGGGTCTAAGTGAAATGGGCAATGCTGCTAGAGATGTAGCAGTAGCTCATTTTAATGCAATTCAAAGTATGCCTAGTCTTACGGGTATTCTTGGTGGTCTTCTTGGAATTAGTATGCCAGGAAGTATAAATATGGGACTAGGTTTGAGGTCGGCTCTAGGTTTTGACTCGCCCAGTGAACTAGGTAAAGATATAGCTGGTCTGGTAGATTCCTTAGGATTATCCTCAATTCCCGGCAGTCTTGATGAAGCAGCTTTATCTGCGGCACAGGCCGTAGCCGAAGAAGCAACCGGCTTTGATTTAAGTGCATCAGCCATTGCTGAAGGTTTTTTTGATTCTGTATTTGGTACAGAAGAAGAATCAGTTGATGATGTAGACTCTAGGGATTCAGGAACAGGAAAGGGAAATGATCTAGGATCACCTTCTGCTAGTGTTGCTGACATTAGTTCTCAGGCTGAAAGCCCAGAAGAAAGTATAGATATAGACTTAGGCGATGATGAGTTGATTCCACAGTTAACTCCTCCAGTTCAAACAGCATCAATAGCCGCTCCTGAATTAACTGTGACACCCTTTAAAAGACCAGAACAAAAACAAGCATCGTCCACAAATATAGAATCAATACTCGAACAAATATACGGAAGAAAAACTGCTTCAGAATTATTGAATAGGAATATAGCATAATGGCAACAGAACGTAACCCTTTTGATACAATATCAAAACAAGAAACAAATATTATACCGCTTGTAGCTGAAGAAGATAGTGGTGCAACTTTTGAACTTGATGATGATGGAGGAGTTACTGTAGATTTTTCTGAGGTTGTTGAGATGAAGGCTTCTGAAGATATTGCCGAATGGTATGGCAATATGGTTGACGATATGGATGAAGATGATCTTGCAGATATTGCAGAAACTGTATTAGAAAATTTTGAAGCTGACAAAGACTCCCGTGCTGAGTGGGAGTCAATGTTTGAACGTGGCTTTGATCTGCTAGGTCTGAAGCTGGAGCAGGGTACAGAACCTTTTGAGGGTGCATGTACTGCTGTACATCCCTTGTTGATTGAGTCTGCTGTCAAGTTCCAATCCAAAGCATCAGGAGAATTATTCCCATCCAGCGGTCCTGTCAAGGCACAGATATTTGGCAAGTCCACAACTGAAAAAGAACTACAGGCTAACCGTGTACAGAACTTTATGAACTATCAAGTAACGGAGCAGATGCCCGAATACTTTGATGAGTTTGAAAGAATGTTGTTTCACCTCCCCTTGATTGGTTCTGCATTTAAAAAGTTGTACTATGATGCAACTGTTAAGCGTCCCAAGTCTGAGTTTATTCCTATTGATCAGTTTTATATTTCTTACTATGCAACTGATCTTTCAAATGCAGATCGTTACACACATGTAATATATCGTAGTCCTGTTGAACTGCAAAGAGATATGAAAGCTGGTGTCTATTCAGATGTTGAGCTTACTTCTCCTTCTGCATATCCCAGCACATCTTTCAGTGAAAAGATGGATACAATTATTGGTCTGTCTCCTACATCAGATCACGATCCTCAATATGTTCTTCTGGAACAACACTGTTATCTGGAGATTGAAGATGAAGAACAAGCCTGTCCGTATATTGTAACTATAGATCAACAGTCGAGACAGGTACTAAGTGTTCGTAGGAACTATAAGCAAGATGACCCGAACAAAGAAAAAATTAATCACTTTGTGCATTATAGGTTTGTTCCCGGCTTTGGTTTCTATGGTCTTGGTCTTATACACTTCCTTGGTAATTTGACTATGAGTGCTACTGCGGCAATGCGTTCGCTGATAGATGCAGGGCAGTTTGCAAATCTACCGGGTGGTTTTAAGGCCAAAGGAGTTAGGATGGTTGGCGACAACTCTCCTATTGCTCCCGGCGAGTTCAAGGAGGTTGAGGCAACTGGTATAGATTTGTCAAAGGCTATTATTCCCCTCCCCTACAAAGAGCCTTCCTCTACTCTATTCCAGATGCTGAATTTCGTGGCTAATGCTGGTCAGAAGTTTGCGGACAGCACGGAGCAGGTTATCTCCGATGCTGCCTCCTATGGACCTGTTGGAACAACTATGGCTTTGCTTGAGGCAAGTAGTAAATTCTTCACGGCTATTCATAAAAGAATACATAAGTCACAGAAGGATGAGTTCAGAATCCTTGCTCGTATTGATTATGATTATCTCCCAGAAGAATATCCATATGATGTTCCCTATGAAGATCGTAGTATTTTTAAGAAGGACTTTGACGGACGGGTAGATATTATTCCTGTCAGTGATCCTAACATTCCAAGCAACGCACATCGTATGATGATGGCAAACATGGCCCTGCAAATGGCACAGCAGTCTCCTCCGGGCATGTTTAATCTGGAAGAACTTAACAGAACAATTCTTAACGCCGCCAACATGCCCAATGTTGATCAGATACTCCCACCAAAGATTGAGCCAAAGCCGCTTGATCCTGTATCTGATATCATGGCTGCTACCAAGGGTGTGCCTATTGCGGCATTCCCCGGTCAGAACCATGATGCACATATTCAGGTTAAGATGGCTTATATGCAAGACCCTGCAAACGGTGCTAATCCTATCATGCAGCGTATTATTCCAATTATTCAAGCAAACATCCAAGAACATTCTGTAATGAAGTATCAGGAACAGATGAGTGGTGTGGCAGATCAGATGGTACAGCAGAATCCTGAACAGGCTGGTAATCCAGCAGCAGTTGAAATGGTATTGGCAGAGGCAGCAAAACAGGTTCTTAATGCTAATCAGGCTATAGCTATGGCTCAGTCTCCTGAACAGCAACTGGTATCTTTGGAGCAAGCCAAGGTTGAGCTTGAAAAACAAAAACTTCAGTCCGATACTGCAACAAATGCAGCCGAACTCGAATTGAAGAATAAGAAACTTGAGCTTGAAGAAAATGAACAAATTATTGGAATGATGAAAGCAACGGCAACTGATAATCTAAAACGTGATAATGCAGATGCAAATCGTTCCAGTAAAGAAAAAATAAAACAACAGGAACTCATGACCAAAGCAATAATAGAAGAGTTCAAACTAAATAAAGAAGACCAGCGAGAAGTAATGAAAACTATTAAAGATATGTTAGAAAAAGAAATGCAAACAGAATCAGACATCAATACACAGGGTCTTAATGCTCTTGTAGAAATGGCTGTTAAACAACAACAGGAGATGAATAATGATGAAGAAGGGTAAAGGTTATCCCGAACATGTGAAGGATACCGGTAAAACTTTTGGTGATCCCTATGCACAAGGGATTACAGGTGGTCGTACTACTCGTAGTGCGCTTAACGAATGGCCTAAAGAAACATGGGAAACTCCCGAACCAATCAAATCCTCTCGTAAGAGTACCATGTACATCTAGTAATGGACATTTGGGATGAGGTAAAAAAAGAGTATGATAGTGAAATTAATAATTTAAAAGCAGCGTTGGGTAATGGTTCTGCGGAAGACTACTCACACTACAGACAAATTGTTGGTTCTATCACTAGCCT